CGGTAGGTCAAACTTATGCCATGTCCACTCATAATGATTACTAGGGTTAATAATTAGATAACCCGTTTGGACTTCATTTCTATGAAAAGATGTTGTCATTGGACTTCCTGGATACACAATATTTCGTTGAGTATTCTCGTGAGCATGTAAGTCTCCAGCGAAGACGACATCAAACTTGTCAAATCTTTCTAAATCTACTTCTGGTACTACATGTGGTGGTATCTCTCCACGAACATGAGTAAATAAGACATCTGCATCAATGCCTTCTATATGATTCTTTTTATGCAAATCTGCATAGGGAAGAATCGCCCAATCATCCTCATAATATGTTTCAGTTACTACTGATACTAGAGGGTTTATGTCTTGTGTGGCACGAATCAAATTAGTAAAGAATGTATGATTCTTTTTAGTTGCCTCGTGGTTGCCGTCATAGATGATTGTTCTTACTTTTTGTTTTGCAACAAAGTCAAAGTAAAGAGTAAGTTCATCCATGCTGGGGACTCGGTCAAACAAGTCCCCACCAATGATGTGAAGAGTAACTCCGTGTTCATCTATAGCTTCCTGTATCTGTTCATAGAACATCTGATATCTAGTACACGCCCATGAAGTCGGTACATTCTTTTGCCCTAATTTAATATGCCAGTCTGCTGTAAATAAAATCATCCTACGAAATCTTCTCCTGGTTGCCATTCACAACCTGTTAATCCACCTGCTTTGATTGCCTGTAAAGTTCTAAGAACTTCATTAGCGTTTCTGCCTGTGTCAAGTGCGTTAACACTTACGTGCTGTACTACATCATTTCTATCAATAATGTAAGTTGCTCTGTAACAAACACCTGCTTCTTCATCTACTATTCCTAGATCTTCTGCAAGTCTTAGGCCGCAGTCGGCAGCTAGTGAATGTTTAATGTCCCTTATAAGTTCGTTATCTTTTTTCCAAGCCAACTTACAAAACTCATTATCACCACTAATACCGATTACATTAGCCTCACTTACTAACATATCCATTCCCGCAATTTCTGTTGGGCATATGAAAGTAAAATCTTTAGGATAGAAGTAGATTACTGTATAATCATGCTTTAACGGGTCGTAGTGTTCTGTTACAGAAACTTCTACAAACTCATTATTAGCATTAACACCCTGCAAAGTAAATGCAGGAAACTTCTCACCTACCCCTATCATGATACGTCAAACTCCTCAGAAACTTCCTCAGGGGTATCACCACCTTGGTCGTTTACTCTTCTTAAGAGTTCTAACTGTGCATCAGCAGTTGGTCTTGGAAGAACATCATCCATTGACTTTAAGTTAGCCACTAAATCTTTCTCCCAGTCCTCTAGTTCTCTTGGTTTGCACTTAAGAACCTGTAATTGATATTCGACATTGAACACCTGTGGGCCAGTCTTCTTTCTTTTGAAATGGATATCATATCCTGTGACTGGGTCTGTTGGGTCTCCCAACTCTTCCATGGCGACTATAACTTGGTCGAACAACTTTCTTTTTAGATTAAGAACTTTAACAGTTTTATCAGCGTAATCTATGCACTGGACGGCATATGACCATCCACATTTAAGGTCTGGATAAAAGTCTCGAACATGGTCATGTTCTTTGTTGTTAAAGGTTTCAGAGTTTCTATCAAAAGATAAACACTCCATAGGAATATTCTTCCCATTTTCTCCCTTAATCCAATAGACATATCTAGGTAATAAGTCACCAACAAGTCTTACATGATGGTCTTCTTTACCTGCATAGTTATAGGTTTCGATTTTTTCTTTTTGGGCTGAGCCCTTGGTTTGGTTGAATCCAATTGCCATTTTTATTCTCCTAATGTCTCCTCGAAAAGAAAGTGTACCCGTCCATCTTTCAATTCAAGCAGTCTGTTATTATTAATTATATCATCTGATATTGGACACATCAGATAATCTAGTGTGGTGTCTTTTGTATTTACATAATCGTGATAATTGCGAAATGATGCGACACCTGCATATTCCACAACTTCTCTATCACTCAATGCTCGTCCTCGTTCAAGTAAATCTTTCGGGTTAAGAAGATATGACTTGCCTCCGAACTTATAACGATAAAATTTAAAGTTTCTATCGTGATAGTTTTTTGGTTGAATTTTGTAAGTTATAATCCTAAGTATCTGAATGATGTCACCAACATTTCCTTTGCTTATTTTCATAATCTTATTCCAATCAAATAACAACATATTATAACAAATTTTTAAATGCGTGTCAAGAGTTATTTTTCTGAGCTTCGGAATTACCCAAAGTTCCTGGATTAGGGGCGGTTGATAGTTCGCCATCGGCTCCCTTCTTTTGCCTGAATTTCTCAACATCTCTTGGATCCATGGTAGCATGTACTCCAGCCTGAGCCATTTGTATTAAACTACCTTGGAATATGTAACTACCACAATGCATTAATTCTACTAGTGGTAATGCCCATATATCTACTCCGAAGTTTCTTACAGTTTCAGAGAACATATAATCTTCACTTAAATATCGATTTTGCTCATTGATAATACAATCAAAATAAGCCATTATTTGTTCACCAGGTGCAAACTCTCCTTCTCTAAGGTGGTCAGGAGTATATAATCTTTCAGGGTGTTCTTCGTCATATTTTTCAAATACTGACCTGTGTATAAACATAAAACCTGTAGCGCCTTCTTTTATTTTTACAGGCTCAAATACAGGAGCTTGCCCATCAGGGTATTCATCTGGTAATGGATTAAATACCATATCTCCAGCTACTTTTTCTAACCCTCTAGGGTCTTCGTCATAAGCACCACTTTTTGCAGCGTGTAAGACTTTTTCCCAAGCAATCGTTTTCTTCGGATATAAAGCACATAGTACATCTATATCTTCTCTTGTAGCAAGTAAATGCCACATATACATCATATCCATAGCACCCCATGCAATATCACTATCTATAAATAGTAGGTAATCACAATCACTTTTTAGAAAGTTAGCAACGCAGTAGTTTCTAGCTCTAGTAATTAAACTCTCATTAAACATGTAGTATATTTGTAAATATAATCCATGATTCATAGCTACTGCTGTAGTGTCCATCAGAGATTTTGTATATAAACCATGACACATTCCACCATACATAGGAGTAGCCAAGAAGACTTTATTCTTTTGCATTTCAGGTATGTTTAGTTGTATTTCTTTTTTATTCGTCATAAGATATTTACCTCATAATCTTGTTTCATGTAGTAGCCCAGTCGTGCATTTGCTTGACGGGCTGCTGTTTTTCCTTTGAGATGAATGTCCACAACCACAGGTTGCTGTTTTCCTTCTTTTTCTCTAATTACTCTACCGATAAGCTGAGTTAGTAATGGTTCATTATTTATTGGTGTACCAAGCACTAAACAACTTAAATCATTTAGAGATATTCCCTCTGAGAATATTGATTGTGTACCAAATAAGATATTCTTATCTTTTTTCACTTGATTCATCACTTTCTCTCTTTCACTAAATTCCATATCTCCTGTTATGGAAACTGCTTTATCACCACAAAGATTAGCACATGCTTTTAGAAAAGCAACTCTATCAGACACTACTAAAACTTTGTGTCCTGTTGCAGCGTATTTAGCAGCAATCATACTTACACTATGAACATATTCTTCATTATATGCAAGATGATTTATTCTTTCTGCCCAAGGTGTAAACGAACCGTCAAGGAATCGTATCTCAGACTTAATTATATCAATCCTAGGAATCATATAATTCTCTTTTGGTGGTTTCATTACATTGTTACCAAAGTAATCTCTGAAAACCACATGGCGTCCATCTTTTCTTTCTAGTGTACCTGTTAGACCAATCTTGTAGCGAGCAGGCATTTCGTCTACTATACGCGTAAAAGTTGGACTACTAACATGATGCATTTCGTCTAAAATCACAGTTCCGAAAACTTGTTTGATGTCGTCCATTTTTCTGTACAAACTCTGAATATTGCCAACAACGATAGGGGACGAAGTATCAAAGCTACCTGACCCGATTCTGCCTGCTTGTATTCCAAAGCATTTTTGTACATCTTTTTCCCACTGATTTCTTAAGTTAGTTGTGTGGGTAACAACTAATGTCTTTTGACCTAGCTTTTTAGCTATAGCTAGAGCCGTTATTGTCTTGCCCCAACTTACCCATGCGTTAACTATAGCATTGTCATCTACTTCATCATGCACCTTCTGTTGGGAAGGTCTTAAAGTAAACGCAAAGTCAGGTAGTTCAACTGGCGAGGTTACTCGTTTGTCGATTATCTCATAATCAGCAGGTACTAAATCTTCTCTACCAACAGGTATAGAAATCAACCCATCTTTTATCCATCGTATTGTTTTGAATACGATAGGTGGGTCAGTTGGAATACGAGGAGCAATTGTATATGTAAGCTCCTTT